TGAACTTAAATCTCAGACATAATCGCAGTCAGCCCGAAATAGTCATTGATTGTCCAAGTAAAGTCATGTACTACGGGAGCTATATCTCCGGCAATAACAGTCTCGACAATTGGGCCAAGACCCGGCACGGGCTAATTTCCGGTGTCCGGACCCGGCTCACCAATCAGTTAGTACACGCCTTGGGGGAATAGCATGCGCCGCAAGCTCAGCAAGTTAGATCGGGCCTTCCGGTACTACCACACGCCGGATTTTATAAACTATTTCACCAAGGATGCCCGACTTCTCTACCGAAATACCCCTAATAAGACGTTCCAAGCCCTCCTTTATATGGCCCGGCGTCCCGTAGGGGCTTGGACCTTTCCCGCCCGCAAGTGGAACGTCTCTCGCAATTTTAAGCCAGTTTACAATCAGTTCCAAACTTCTTTGATTCCACACCAGCTTAAGGAAAAGGGTCTCGCTGTCCCAATTTACAAGAACCAGCAGCTCACTCACGGCTACCTGTTAAACGCAAAGGGGCTTTCCGTTCTGCGGGAGATAGGGTTTCGTGATGAAATTCACGGCGGCTACGTCGATGCCTACATTCCAACTCAGGTTGAACATGAAGCCCTCCTGTTGAAGTGGACCCGGCTATCGGACTTCAACCGAAGTTCTCTCAATCCGGAAAACAAACAGTTCGATACCGATATTCCCTTTTAGAGTTAGTGGTAGGCTCCTATTTTGGAGGCTGTGTAGTGAGTGCAACCTAAATCCGTCGATCCCTAACTTCGAGAGCCACTTTGTTAGTACTCGCGATGCTGTGGGCAAACCCTGGGGCCGTAATGAATGAGGGGAAATCGACGGAACTCACCTTTAGGAGAACTTCCATGAAACTATATCCCGAAACTGCACTGTCAATTAAGACCAATCAATGGTATGCGCGTCAACCCCAAGCCTACTACAGCACCCGTAGTTGGAAGCAAGCATACAAGTTTGCCTACGAGAGCGCTCTCCTTGGCACGGACACCGGCGTAGCCAAGCTATACGTCATAGACCTCCACCGGATCAGTAAGGATTTCCTAGATGCCAATCCAAGTTAAACCTTCGTACGTTCGGCACTTTAAGGAAACCTTGGCTGTCGACGCCGGGGTTACAACTAGGTGGCCGTTCAACACCTGCATGCATTCATATACAATGTGTTACAACGAAATGTTAAATTCAAAGAGACCTCCCTTGGCGAGGCTAGCTGCGTTAGCTCATTCAATGTTTTGGTCGAAGCGCATGTACCAAGAATCCAGAAAGGAAGTCAAATGAAACATGAGTTAAGATGGTGCGCTGATATCGGGATGCTGGCCTTTGACCGGCCCATAAACGATCTACCAGGCACCGGCATCAAAGGGTCCTGCACTCACCGCACTTCCTTTTGCAATGCAACCTGCTACAACATGAAGCTTTACAAGCTCTACAAGAACATGAGCAAGAGGGATGTTCGTTGCGAGCAATGGTGGCAGCAAATTACCGGGACCGAAGTTGCCTCTGTTCTAAGCAAGCTAAGCAAGACCAGAGATACATCCCGTGTCCGCTTCATGACCCGCGGTGAGGCCCTCAAGGACGCCTGGGATATTGCCCGCGTTAAAGACATCTGCACCGCCTGCCCAGGCACTCTCTTCTGGCTGCCGACCCGCGCCTGGCGTAACGTCTCGCTCCGTACAATCATCGAGCAAGAATTAATGCCTCTCCCGAACCTCGCCCTCAACGCCTCGCTCGACCCGTCTAACACCGATGCCGAATGGAAGTCCCTAATTTCCACCGGCTGGTCAACCATGTTCTATGGAGATAATTCCCGTGCCAAAACCCCGAACGGCCAGAGAACATTTCAGTGCCCAAAAACCTTCAAGCAACTCAGCGGACATTGCCTTTCGTGCAAAGCAGGCTGTCTTGGGTCGCGAACCACTTACTCCCGACGTACTGACGTTCTTCTTAAGAAACACTAAAAACGTTCCAAGATCCGCACTACAAAAAGCTTTAAGTTCCTATACTAGTTATGTTCGGGGTTTGGAATTAAGTCTTCATGGTCAACCTGTAGACACGCTCACGTTTCATATCGCCACCTGCATCCGTAAAACAACTCAACAACTCAAACTACTAGGAGTAGACATATGCCGGGACCTAAACGCGTAAAGTGGTCATACGACCAGCTCAAGATAGTTATGGAACGTCGTGCCGCGGGAAAGTTACTCAAAGACATTGCCGTGGAATTGGGCGTAAGTTATAAAGCCTTAACCGGTGCGGTCGAACGTTACAACCACAGCATCATGTCCGCCGCCACCGCCAAAATGTACGACCGCAAATGCCTGAAATGTTCAACCAAGTTCTTCGCAGACAGTCCCTACATCAGGCTCTGCTCAACCTGCAAAGAACAAGAATGCTTTGGAGCTGTCCTATGAAAAAGATTATTCACGTCAACCAACACGTCATCAAGGCCAATAAGAAATCCGGGGCCCGCGATCCCGTCCTCACAGTAAAGACCCGGCTCTCGAATACCTACGCCCACTCAGTCCTTGTCTCGGGACCCTCCCGCATAATATACTCCCCCGACAAACCCCTTCCTTGTGGGGCCACGGTCTGGATCGAAACTCTAGCGGACGTCGAAGTTAATGCTTAAGGTCCACCAAATACCCGCGTTCGTCAATCAAGTACTGGAGGAGGGTTATTATGCACTCGACCGCGGATGGTTCGCCAGCCCCGAAGACCATCGACTCTGGGTAGCGTACACGTTGAAGTGTTACCTACGGATCAAACTCTTGCGGTATCAATTACAGGCATGGCCTCTACCGAAAGATCTCCACACAGTCACTTTGCTTTCGCCAATAAAGCAAGTCTTGATCATACACCTGAGGTATTTCCCCGTAGGGTACGATCCCCGAAAACTAAAGCAACCCGTAGTATGTACAATCCCGGACCGCATCGAACGCATCTGTGCCCGAGGCGGCAATCCCATCCCCAAGAAAGGAACTCCCCTTGGCTAAAGTCCCCCTACAAGTCAACGCCTACATCTACATAGCAGACCGAAAGCCCGGCATCGAAATTAGTATCGACGTCGGGGAAACTACGCGACCCGTCGGCTACAAGTCCTTGATTAAGTTGATAGATTCCGACTTGGATTTTTCTCAACACCCGAACAAAAAAGAACTTGACCAACGCACCTATCGTAAGTTACACTCTATGTTGAGTTCAGCGCTTGCTCATCTCGAAAAGCGTAACCAAGGGAAAGCCCATGCCAAATCTAGTAGATGATACCTCCTACCTCCGATACAAAGTCCTGCTCACCGGCCCCTCAGGGATCGGCAAAACCTTTCAGCTCGGTCGCTTAGCAAACGCCGGGTATAAGGTTCGCATCCTGGACGTGGACAACAACCTCGCCATCCTCCACAAGACCGTCGATGCCGCGGCCCTGCCCAACGTCACCTACTGTTCGTTGCCCGCCAAGGATCCCGCCTCTTGGGACGCCCTCGTGAGGATGACAACCAACTGGAAAACTCCAGAGGAAGATCTCGGCCCTATTGACACTTGGGGCCCGGACACAATCTTGGCAATCGACAGCGGGACTTTCGCTTCCGACCTCTGCCTCATGTGGACCCTCAAGAAAGCCGGGGTCGACTTGGACAAGGCCGGATTCGATCAGTCTTTGTGGAACGTCTACGCTAAGAAGTTCGAACTCCTCATGGCCCGGCTCACCTCGAACAAACTGCGTTGTCACCTCGTCGTCACGGCCCACCTCAAGTTCTCTGAAGACGAGAAGGGCATTACCCGCGCTGTTCCCAATTTCCAGGGACGTTATATCCCCAACGTGCTGCCCTCCTACTTCAACAACACCTGGGCCCTCGAAACTAAGTCGGACGGCAAATCGCATCTCTTGACACGGGCTACGAACATCTATATAAATCTTCGTAACTCGGACCCGGTCAACATCCTTCCCGACGTCGTCGACCCGGATCTTGGGAAAATCTTTAGGGCAATGGAAAAATAACCCTTGCTCTCCCGGCGGGGATCGGGTATCATCCCACAAGTTAAACCTCACATGAAAGGTACTACCTACTATGTCTACCGACAGCATCCTCACCATGAGTCCCGCCGACGTCGAAACCATCCGCGATCTTCCGGACGGCCGATTCCGCGGCAAAGTTGTTGACTACAAGATCGAGACGAACATGAACGGCAATCAGTTCGTACAGTTTTCCTTCCGTGCCGAAGAGCCGCTCGACGGCCAGGATATGACCGGTGTTGAAACCAACATGCGAGTCTACTCCAAGAAGGTCTACCTGACCAAGAAGTCCGCTCCCCTTGCCAAGAAAGAACTCAACCTCTTCGGCATCGACGGGGATCAGTTCCCGAACTGGACCGAGTGGTTCGACGCCTTGACCGGCCACGAAGTCGTCTTCACTCTGGAGACCGAGACCAACCCGACCACGAAGCGTACCTACCGCAACGTGAACAAGTGGCGGGCTGCCTAATACCCCGGACCGGGTTTTGTTGGGGCCACGACCCGGTCTAATCTTCTCCGCAGGTTTAGGGGTATTTCCTGGGGAGACCAACGTCGGGATCGGCGTGACAAGGCGGGAGAGACCGCCACCTTTCTTTTGGAGGACCTCATGCGTCGGAAAATTAATTATCCAGTATACCGACGCGAACTTTCATATATCCTAAAAAAAGACGGCTATTGGTTGAAGGATCCCCCTAGGAAGCTAATACATCACCATCAACAAGTGTATATCCGGAAGGTCCTTGCCCCCTCCGAGGACGACTCCGTTGAACGACTTCTTGCTTGGTTTAAAGCAAACAACCTATACCTGGCCGGAAAGCTATGAACATCACCGAGCTATCTCCTGAAGAACTCGCCGCGCTTAAAGAGCGGATTTTGAAATCCGTTGAACGTGCACGTAAAGCCCGCGGTGAAGTAGCCGTCGAAGTCGAGGCCGCCAAGACCGCCAAGGCCAAGAAACCCCGCAACGTCAAACTGGACAGCAAACCATGAAGCTCACCAACAAGCTTGGTCTACCGCAGCCCATCGTCACCGCCCTCGAGAACGATGAATACAGCCGGGGTGCGGCGGACATCAGCGCGTCATCCCTTTGGAAGGCTCCCCGGATCGTAACCCTAGAGGAAGCCCATGCCGCCGATCTCGTAGTTGACGCTGCCGATCAGATATGGTCTCTCTTCGGCACCGCCTTCCACGCCCTAATGGAGAAGCACACCAAGGACGCGGTCTCCGAACACCGGCTATTCATGCCCTGCGAAGGTTGGGTGATCTCCGGACAGCTCGACCGCTTCGTAATCTCCTCTGGCACCATCGAGGATTGGAAAGTAACTAGCGCTTTCGCGGTCAAGAACTTGTCCCGCTCTCACGAATGGGAACAACAACTTAACACCTATGCACACTTGCTTCGACACGCCGGACACACCGTCAACCGGCTCCGGGTTCATGCCGTCCTCCGGGACTGGAACATGCGCTCAGCCCAGATGGATTCTACCTACCCGCAATCCCAGATCGTCACAGTCGATCTCCCCCTCTGGACTCCCGAGGATGCTGAGACCAAAATCCGGGCCCAGGTCCGCCTCCAGCAAGAGGCCCGAATCAATCTCCCCGAGTGCTCCCCGGAAGATCGGTGGCTCAAGCCCAGCAAGGTTGCCGTAATGAAGGACGGTCGGAAGACCGCGGTCAAGCTCTTCGACACCCAGGCCGAGGCCGAATCTTTCCTCTCTGCCCAGGCCGACAAGGGTAAGCTCTACACCCAATCCCGGCCCGGTGAAGCTATCCGCTGCGCTTCCTATTGTGCGGTCGGTCGATCCGGCTTCTGCTCCCAATGGAACGCCGATCCTCTCAACAAGAAGGAGACTGTCTTTGATCCCCCCGAGACCAACCACCCCAGTTGAGGTGGGCAACCTTAGATTTTGGTCTAATTTATACGCTCTTCACTACATCAGCGGGACTTTCATCGATGGCAACCATTCAGAGTGAACGCCCCTCAGTGGCCCCAAACGGGATCTACCTCCTAGGGGACTTCCCGGATGCCGACTCCGTCATAGACAAGAAACCCCTGACCGGCCAGACGGGCAAGATGCTGGACAGTCTGTTGGCCTTCGCCGGGATCGACCGGGAAGCCTGTTGGGTCGGTAACGTATTTACGTCCCCGGTCTCCCGCTTCGAACCGGCCGGTTACTTTTCGAAATCCGGCAGCGGTACCCCCAAGCACCCCAAGTTCGGCTACCTCCTCCCTGCCTTTGAAGGGGACCTACAGCGCCTGGACGACGAGCTTAAGGAAGCTAACCCCCGGATCATCATTGCCTTCGGTGGGCTTGCCCTTTGGGCCCTGGCTGGCCTCGATAAGATCAACGACTATCGCGGCACCGTCCTCACTCACGGCCCGGCCAAGCTTATCCCAACGCACCACCCGCACAGCATCCGGAACGACTGGTCGCTTCGGCCCATCGTCAGCTCAGACCTTGTCAAGGCCACCGTCGAGCTTCAGTTTCCCGAAGTCCGGCGCAAGTCCCGCACCGTCAACATCGTCGAGAACGTAGCCGATATGGATCGGGCCGTCGCCCAAATCACCGCCGCCGGATTTTGTGCCTTCGACGTCGAGACCGCGCACTCCCAGATCACCTGCATTTCACTGGCCGCTAACCCCTTGGAATCGTTTGTAATTCCCTTCTGGAACTATCAGAAGCCCGGCTACCACCAATTCGTGGCCCCAATAGAGGTCGAAATCTGGACCCGGCTGGCCCTCATTCTCGAGGATCCGGCCATCAGAAAGCTCGCCCACAACGCCACATATGACTTGACCTACTGCCGCGAGCATGATATTATCGTTGCAGGTCAAGTAGATGACACAATGCTTATGTCCCACAGTTACCAGATCGAGTGGCCAAAATCCCTCGGCTTCCTCGGCAGCATTTACTGCAATGAGGCCGCCTGGAAACTGATGCGCACAGGGCTTGTCAAAGACCTCAACAAGGCAGACGAATAATGTTCGGATCCAGATCGGCTGACCTAGTGTTCAAAGCTACCGAGCGTTATTCCTTTGGCTGGACCAGCCACCAGTCAATCTATGCGCCGAGAAATATCCATACTGTACGCAGCCTTTGCCGAGCCATCCTCCAGAAGGGTTACCCGCACCCGTGTATTTCAATCATGATTCGAGAACTTCACCGGCTCTCCAAGGAGATGGCTTATGGCACTAGCAAGTAAGTATGATAGTGAGATTCTACGCTCCGGTTTGAATGCTATGTTCGGAGTGACCGACTCTGTAGACTCAGATCTAATCCAGAAACATATTTACACATTATTGTATCGTCTAAGTATTACTCCTCAGCAATATACTCGCTCGGGAATGGTTAATTATTATTTTAATTTAATGCAAGAAGTGTCTCAACATTATAGGGATTTAAGTAATGCCGACAGTCTCAGCGGTCGACCCGGGCTTTGATGAAATTGAATATCAAGAAACGCACTTAACAGTAGGAACTACCATAGCTCCGGAAGCCGTCTTATGGGTGGAAGTCGTAGGCCAGCTCCTGGCGGACGCTACCATCCCGGACGAGGTTGTTGCTCGCTCTAAAGATACCAGCGAGGACAGCCCGGCCTACATTCAACGCAAGGCCCGCTCCTACATTTTTTCGACGTCGGAACCAACGGCCACGGACTACGTAGACATATGTGTCCTGGCGGACTTGAATCCCGACTTGATTCGTGCTATCACTAAGCGGGCAATCTCCGAAGGCCGCCGCATCAAGAGGGAGGTGGTATCTGAGATGGTCTATGGCCGCAAACCGGAGACGGATTGATGAAGACCTACGTAACTGACAATCTTCCTAAGATGGACGACCACACCCAGCAGCTAGTCTACTGCTCGTTGGATTCGATGTTGACGGTCGAAATCGAAGACGCCCTCAACGGCCGCATGGATTCCGTCGCTCGTAAGACCTACGAGTTCGAGCGGTCCAACCTCGGCCCGATTTTATCCATGATGAATCGCGGCTTCCTCGTTGATGAAGATATGAAGCAGAAGGTTATAGCTGAGCTGACGGCCAAGGTTACACTCTATCAGAAAGCACTTGTGGATTTTGTGCAGGTGGTGTGGCCGAAACCGGATTTTAACTATCGGTCGAACCTGCAACTTCAAGAACTCTTTTACCGAAGGCTGTTAATTCCCGAGCAGATCTCCAGCAAGAAGGGTAAGGTTAAAACTTCCCTGGACCGGGATGCCCTCGAGCGAGTTGGCAAGGAGTATCCGCGGGCTGAACCGTTTGCACACATGATCCTGCTTCTGCGCGATGAGCAAAAGGTGATCGACGCACTTTCAACGACACTTAAAAACCAGCGCTGGCACTGCTCCTACAATATAGGCGGAACCGATTCGGGGCGGCTGTCGTCGTCTGAACATCCGTTACGTATCGGCGCGAATATACAAAACGTTGACGACTACATCCGACGCGCCTTCGTCGCAGATCCCGGGCACGTACTGTATTCCTGTGACCAGCAGGGCGCAGAAGCGCGGGCCGTAGCCTATCTATCTGGAGATCCTAATTACATTGCAGCGTTGGAGGCCGGAGATGTTCACACAATCGTCGCTAGTATGGTGTTTGGATTCGCCCCTGATAAAGCCTTGGCTGAAAGGAAGTACTATCGTGACATGTCGTATCGCGATATTGCCAAGCGGGCAGCCCATGGCAGTAATTACAATGGAAGCGCTCGAACAATTGCTAAAGTGCTCAAAGTCGAAACCGCGGTCATCGAAGAGTTCCAAGCAAAGTACTTCAAAGCCTTCCCGAAAATCCGGAAGTGGCAAGAGTGGACAGCGCTCGAAATCCAAAGCAAAGGCTGCCTTACCACTCCCTTCGGTCGGCGGCGTTACGTGTGGAACCGAGCCTGGGATGACGCAACTATTAGGGCCGCAATTGCCTACGTCCCGCAATCGACGGTCTCCGACTTAACGTTAACCGGGATGCTCAACCTATGGAGGCTCTATGACCCCGAGCTACAACTGCTGGCGAACGGACACGACGCGGCCATCCTACAGGTTCCGAAGGGAGATGAGCTGGCCTGGAAAGATAAGATCCTGGCGGGGCTCACCACGCCCTTGTCCGTCACCGATATCTCTGGTACAGTTCGCCAAATGGTTGTCCCTTGGGAAGCTTCCATTGGGCTGTCTTGGGGGAAGCGAATCACCCTTAAAGACGGAACCGTGGAAAATCCATTAGGGCTTATGCCCTGGAACGATCACATTAAAATTGGGAGGACGTTATGAAACAAACCGATTGGTTAGAGCGCAAGAACGCCGAAGCCCTCGCCCGGAAAATTCAAACCTATTGGAAGGTCCGCGGCTTCAACTACACGGTTACTGCTGAGCCCATGACACTGGAAATTGTTACCCCGACCGGAAGAAGTCTTAGCCGAACTTCAACTTATGTGGTACGCTCCGACATCAAGTTCCGGTGTCGCCCCAACTTGAAAGGCCCCAACATCGATGAGTAAATTATGCCCAGAACCAAACTCCCTAATCGCCGCCCGACCGAGACCTTCGACTTCTGGTACGGCTCAAACCGGTACCATGTTTCCTACCTGGGTTATGACGGCCACCTATACGAAGTGTTCGCTCGGGGAGCCAAGGTGGGAAGTGAGACTGATTCAGCCCTCGCCTCGGTTACAGCTATGTTATCCATCGCTCTCCAGCACGGGGTCCCGCTCGAAGAAATCGACCACACAACGAGCAAGCTTGACGACGGATCCCCAGCTGATTTGTTCGGTGCCGTTATCCACGAATGCTCGAAAAGAATTAATAATCAGCCCGGGTGACATTGCCTGGAAAACAAGAGCCCTTGCTTCCTGGATGGCCGCTATGAAGAAGGATCCGTCCTGGAGGACCCCGATTAACTTCAAGACCGGTGTTGCGGTCATGCACCAAATCAGCAACTCAACCTGGGAGATAGTTCCTTGCATCCAGCGGTAATTGTTGCTATACTTGTAGGGGCAGCTATTCTCCTATAGGACCTCATGAGAAAGACCGCGGTCCGGGGCCTTCGGTGGGCCAAGTTCACTGAAGAAGCCCCGACCTTCTCGCCACAGACGTTCACCTCCGCCCAGAAGCGGGGGCTTTCCTATGAAAAAAAGATAGCTCAAAAGCTTGCGGCCCTATACCCGGCCGGTCGAGTTCTGCACGGTCAATGGATTATCTACGAGGACTCGACGGGAAGACACTACGCCCAACCGGACATCTTAATTATCCCGGAGAACGAGTGCCTTCCTATCGTTGTAGTGGAAGTAAAGCTTAGTCACCGGCCACATGCCGAACGTAAGCTACTGCGCTTGTACGTGCCCTTACTCCGCACGGCCCTTGGAGTGAGTAAAAAGCGGAAGGTCGTGGCCGTTCAGGTGTTCCGTTCCGTTCGCAACCGGCTTACCCTCACGTCTCGGCTGACCGATCTCGACGGGCTTGACAGTCCCGATCTTGCCTCCGCCAGCTACTGGGCTTGCCACAGTCTCGGATAGTTCTCCGGCCATAGCAAAGTACGCCGCTCCGTCCACGTAGCTGTCTTCGGTCCCGCCGCCCAGTAACGTCCGGGCAACCTTCATGAGTCCCAGCATCGTCGCCACGTCAGAGGCCCCCAGAGGTGCTCCCGGATTTTTCCGGTTCATCCAATAGGCATTCCAAAGCGCTGCAATGTTCTCGTGGTTCTTCTTCTTGGGCCCGTACTGTTCCTGTCGACTACCTGTGGTAATGTCGATTGCGCGGGCTAGAATCTCTTCAGTCTTCATAACACAACCCAGAGCAGCCAGCCAGTGGCCATCCCAAAAATGAACGCCAGTACAACCCCACAGACAAACGTCTGAGCGTGAGATTCCAGTAAGCGCTCGACCCGGCGGGCCTCCTCGATGGCAGCTTCCAGCTCGCGGGCAACGGCCTCCTCAGCTATCGAAATACCCCTAATCGTATCCACACGGACCTCCTATCGTTTGAAGATTGACGTTACGCCCTGGAGTATACCACCAACTTCCTTAGTGTCAACTCCCATCTTCTTATCGAGCGACCGCATAGTCCCAAGCCCGAGTAGTGCATACAACAAATCCGTCAGAGTAGCATCCCCTAAGAGTGGCAGTGCCGGAATCACGTAGTGATGCCCGGTGATAACACCGACCACTAGAAAGACTACCGTCAACAGCCACGTCAACATTGGGGCCACGAAGAATTGCCACGCCAGCCCGGTCACACAAAGCCACATACAGGCCGGTCGGGCCCCAGCCACAAACCAATTAGCGCTGGCCGCCTCGGTCTTGTTGATCTCGCGCTGGTCGGCGTTGGCTTTAGCACACTCCTCCTCGGCCGCCTTCTGGAGTTCGAAAGCCTGTTGAGCCCTCAACGCCGGGTCCGGAATGAAGTCCAGCAGTTTCTGGATGATCGGGCCGCCAATAAAGTTAGTTAGCCACACCGGCATTTTAATCTCCGTATTGAATTAAATTGGCAATCCGGGCAGCCCGGTTCCCGACTTGAGTATACCAAAGCGAATTCTTAATTGTCGCCGCGGCGGCCTCGTAGTTCCCCGATTGGAGTTGCGACAGGAACATCGGCCACTTAAGAATCCCGCCGGTCCCCATATTGAACACCATGTTAATGAGGGCCCGCTGTCGGCCATCGGTCATGCCGGTCCACCACGGGAGCTTAACGTTCAACCATCCGGCCACCATATTAATATCGTTGGTTAGCAGATACTCGGCCTCGTCCTTCGTGATGCCGTTGGTATCCAGATTTCGGCCGATCCCAATCGTAAGATACCCGACGACCGGAACTCCTTGCTTGTGCGTATGCCCTGTGGCATCATCGTAAGGCTCGAGTCGAAGTCCTTCGTCGGCCGTAAGTTCGGCAATCATAATCTTTGTGTTAAATGTCATCGTCCACCTAAAGAGATCCAAAGCCACTTAAAGATACTGGTCACGCGCAGAGAACGCTTAGCTCCCGAAATTAACTTAGACGTTGGTAACAGCAGGAAAAACAGATCCAACTGATGGCCGGACTCTCTTAGTTTCTTTCGGGCGGCCTGTCGTCGTTCAAGCTTAAGCCAGCTCAACGCGGAGCCTCCATGTAACCACGCAACATAAGTTCCATCTTGATGGTTTCAAGAATTCCGATCAGTTCGTGCGACGAGAATTCCCCGCCATAACTAACCTTCACATCGTCGTCATCGGTGAAGATCACAAAGGCCGCGGCCCGCATCTTGTCCTTCTGTTCAGCCAGACACTTCGATAGATCGTCCAGGGTGGCTGCCAGCGCTTCCCGGTTCTTCGGTTGTTCCTTGGGCGCACCCGGAAACAGATTTACAACCTCAGTCATTTTAATTCCCTTTGCTTCTTGATGTTGGCCTTCGGAATACTAACATCCCCACCGACCTCTTCGTCGCCCTCGTGAGTAGCGATGTGCGATGCCAATACAATCAGATCCTCGGTCTCAGCTATAATGTAGCCGAGCGACCTGACCATGGCCGGTTTGGTATTCTTGACTTCGGCCAACTGTCGCCATGGACCGCGCCCATAATTTGAAACTGGATCGATCCACTCAACGACATACGGGCCCTTATAGTGAGCATGCGTAAGATCGGTCTTACGTTTAGCCCGGGACTTCTTAACTTCAGTTTCCGTATTCATTTGCTATTTCCTTGGTGGGTATAAATTGGAAGCCGCCGGTCGCGCATCCCTTCTCAACTCCTCTAAGAAGCGTAAGCCCACCGCACCACATGTGTTGCGACGGTGCAGCGTAACTTTCCTTTTGTCCCGGATCCCCGAACCAGCCACACACAAAAGCCTGTTTCCGAATCCCGCGCGGGGTAGTATGCTGATGACAATCCCAAAGGTGCGTATGTCCCTGGATGGCGCTTTCATGCGTCCGAACCAACAATGATCTCGCGTGGGTCTCTCCGCCTATCGGTCGTCCAAGTAGCCCCGAGACGAAGTAATGTTGAGTAACAAACCCGCCCACGTCAATGGGTTCCAAGAAAGGTACGGTCTCCCAACCATAACCATCAAGCTGAAAGTCTTTGTGGGAGAGGACACCCATAAGCTCCGATACATTGTTAGTCGCCCGAGAAACACGGTCTTCGTGATTCCCAGTAAGAAAGATCCGACGCGGACGTGTCTTACCTGCCTTGTTAAACTCGGTTTGGATTCGGTCGAGGGCTTCAACTCCGGCGGCAATGTCATCGGTATAACGCCTTCCTTCAAACGAGAGTTTACTCTTACCGCCCCCAGTCAGCGTACTTCCATCGTAGGAACTCAGCGACGGCATGTCGAATAGATCGCCCAGGCAGAGCAGCACGTCAGGCTTCAGATCCACAGCCGCCCGGCCCAGCCAGGTAAACCGTTGATTACTAACGCCTTTTCGGGCATGCCCATCCGGAACGATCAAGATATCCATCAGACTACATCTTTCTCAAAGTTGTGCTTCTTCTGGGCTAACCCACCGTAAGCCTTACGCCAAGCGTCCGGCCCGAGTCCTTCACCGTGAACATAAAGCTCGAGCCCAAACATAGTGGCCATCTCCATAATGGTCTTGATGTCCTGGGCCGCCGCCGCTAATTCCCCGGTCGTATGGTACTTGATCGCATCCTCGTCCAATGATACTTTCAGATACTTCGGACGGCCCTGTTCATCCTTTTCGTCAACATTGATTGTAGCAGGATCGTAGCATAAGTCAAGGCCATAGATGTGAAACGTCTGGAATCCCAGCATATTTCCCAGGCCGACAGTCCGCCATGCCGAGCACGTTCCACCCGCGATTAGACGTGCCTCCTTAGGCCAACCAGTCCACTCGGCAAGTCCCTTTGTCAAGGCATGCCAACCCTGCACCCGGACGCCCCGGCCAATAAGGTATTTAGTTACCGTAGGGTCGGTCATGGAAGCAACCCACACCCGCGTATCCAAGTCCACCATCCCGAACAGTTCTTCCCGAACAACTCCGTGAGTCGAAACCCCCTTGATCGGACGCGGGTCAAGTACCACTACGGCATCAACATGGATCCCGGCCTCGTGCATAAACGGTACCGCATGCTTAACGGCCGCAATGAAAGCCCCGTTCCGCTGGTGTCTCCGGATATCCTCAAAGTTTTTACGGACATTCGGCCCGCCCCCGACGATCACCATCTCCCGGGCATGCGGCTTACACGTAGGCAGCCAGTCTTTAATCAGCTTTAGATTCTCTTCGACGTTCTGAATAAGCTCCGGCTGCTCCACGCAATCATGCGGATTAATCTGTAGCTGGCGCATGCTCCCGACGGTAGTTCCCAATTTGGGAAAGTCTTTCGTTTTCGGATGCTGTAGCACCGCAGCAATCTTTGTAATCCCGCCCTTAGCAACCATGTCCTTGGATTCGTATACCGTCTTCCGGCACGTCAGCGAATCCACCAGAAGGTTCGTCCCCAGATGTTCCGGGCCCGGACAGTCGCCGCTCTTATCGGGAACAATGTAGTCATCCAGAACCACAACGTCCACCCCGGAGCATTGAGCGAAATCCCAAGCCACGGTCTCGGGAGAATGCCCGCCATCCAGAAACGCCAGATCGGCTTCTTGTGGCCCCAACGTTTTCGTGGTATCGCCCTTGACCAGATTGAACTTAAACTTCCGGCCGTTCCTCCCAACTTGATCTGCATAGTCCTGAAGTTTCTTGGTAACTTCTTCGACCGTGAAGTGATTCTTAGTATTGAATTCCCGCGCATCGGTTTCCGCGGTAGCATCCTCGAAGAGATCGAATCCCGAATAAGTTACTTCCTTAACTCCCATTGCGAACGCAGCGTTGGCCATCTCGATAGCCCGTGTACCACCGTTTGTCCCGGTCTCCAGAAGTACAAACTTATCCTTGAGGTGCGCATAATGCTTCACGATTTCCGTCAATTGATCGTACCGGGAAATCAGCGGAAGGTCTTTCTCGTTCTTACGATTGCCTTTAAGGTGATGCATCTTCCGCACCAACGGCGAGTTTTCGAATGCCTCGAGCCCATCGTACCCGTCGATAGTCAGCGACTGAGTTTTCATTCCGTGGGCTTTATGCATGTAAAGTAGGCGCTCGAACACAAACCCGTCATGACATTCGGTGTAGAAGAAGATCTCCCCGTCCACATACATATCACGCATGTCCTGTAGGAGGACCTTAGCCTTGTCGCCCGGTCGGTGGAATGCCACAAAGGAAGTCTCCGAGTAGGAAGCACCCGTACGGCCCAGGTGGACGATGTCCGCACTTTGGTCCAACGTCTCGTCCAACCACTCCGTACTGACCGGCTGATGCGTGAAGGTATCCGCGTCCAGCCAGATCAACCACTCTTCCTCGGACTGGGTCATGGTCATCGAGGTGGCAAACACTTTGGCGCAGAACTTCTTCGCGTCGAACCGGAATGCATACGTCCCGTCGGACTGGATCCCGTTCGCGTGCTTAGCTTTGGCCGAGAACGCTACAAAGTCCCCGTCGTATTCGTTGAGATGTACGAACTGAACCCGATCCTCGAATCGTTTGGCATCTTCCGGAAGCTCGCAGTCATGGTAGAACATCGTAAGCTGGATGTCCGGTGCCCAGAAGGCAGTCAACGTTTCAAGAAAGCGTTTCCCGTACAGATCATAGCCGCCCGGTCCCATGCAAGACAATATCCGGTATTTAGACAACATCGTAAGTAACTCCACGTTCACTTAGTTTTCCAATTGAAGCCTCGAAGCATTGCTGCTCGAGTAGCCACTCCGCGGCCCACGGTTTCTTTTCATAACCATTGAAGATGGGAACGCCCTCCGTGTAGTGGACCGCCTTCGGCTTTCCTTTAGAGTGCCCCGGTATAAAGTTCCACGCCGGATCGAGTTCCCCCACCGAAGAAGCCCACCGGAATTGGTGCAGCCAGGACCCGGGACGCTCATTGACCGCATCGACCGTTAGCTTATCCCAACCCAGATGATCCAGATTGAACAACATTAGGGACGACCAAAGCTTACACGGATAGGGTTGCTGGGCTCGGCCGTCCATCTTGTGGGAATTCCGCGGCGTAAAATCGTGCTTGACTACGGCGACCGGATCGTTAAACTCCGAATCGAAAAGCCGGGCAACGTCATCCAGGAACATGAAGTCGCAGTCCACAAACAACACCTTCCCGGTCAGCCCGTGCTTCTTGGCAATGAGGGGCGTCAGGAATCGGCTAAACGAAAATTCGGTTGAGAACGGCTTTCCGTCAATAGTATCAATGAGTTGACCGTCGGCCTCGGTGAATGCTCTACGGTACAGACCGGACCACTCGAGGGACTTTCGCACCAAAGGAAAGAACCGGACGGGCTGGGAACTACGCCGCTGCAACGAATACTTAGCTACCTCAAAGGCAGGAACTTCTCGGCTATCCCAACCAACGAATACGTTAATCATATAGGAAGCTCCTACTTAGCTTTTTATGCTTGTCCAGTATGGGCAGTATCCAGTGAGCAACTATGGCCGGATCCCGTCCACTCAAAGCCCCATAGCATATCAAGCATTCCAGGTTGAACATGAGCAAACGAAAGCGCATCTCTGGACTATTATCCATAAGCTATTTTACCCCGAGGGGGGCGCTAAGTCAAGGAAATTTATCCGAAAAAGAACTTCTTAACCGTGGCGGCGTTATCGAAAACCCACACGGCGAATGCCCCCAGGAAGAACAGGATCACGGCTCCGGCCCGCCACTTGCCCACGATCCCCGATAGTTCCTCCGTCTCGGCCATTAGGGCATCTATCTTGGTCGAGAAAGCCTCGAATCGTTCAGCCCTTTTAGCCGAATCCAATTCCAAAGAACTGACCCGAGATTCCAGCGTATCGCAGGCATGCTCCAATCGCTCGATAAGTCGCTCCAATATATCTGTGTTAGCCATCTTAAGATCCGATATCGATTCCAAATAGTTTCTTTCGTTCCTGAACAACCGCCGGACGTTCGAGCGCCGGGATTTTCTGGAGAGCGGGCATACCAGCCGGACCTGTCAAATAGACCTTTGTCTTCTCTTGCACAGACCGTTGAAGTTCTCCCGGATTAAGTATGTACCGATAGCGAGCGTCTTGTTGTTGCTTATCGTGAGCCATGGCTTCTTGGAGCGCAACTTGATACTTCCGCTGCATATCTTTGGCCCCCTCGACATCCCCCGAGTTCCGGAATAGAATCGACTGGACCTGGTAATTGGCCAGCTTGGTCGAGAAGTTATTCCGGACTTCCTTCATGCGCTCGTTAATTTGTTTCTCGTTGTAATTGGCTTCTCGAAGATCTGCCACACGAGCCGGAGTCATGCCTAGGCTTGACATCATATGCTCATATTCCGACATCGGACCCTGGCCTTCTCCGGCAGGCCCGCTCGGCTTGATAATACTGGCCCCACGTTCCCCAGACGGCAACCCAATACCAGTCTCAGGAATTCCAAGAACGCCAGCGGCCGGGCCGGGATGCGCGTAGGTGGCTTTCGCCACGTTGCGGAACGCCAAGCTCGGGAACAACGACGCGATAGCCAGCCCCGTTTGTCCTTGAGCATTGTACCGATAGGCCGACTCGACCCCGCCCGACAGCACACTTCCGAAAGGTCCAAGGATATCAAGGGCATCGCCCGACATCATACTCTCAGGGGGCCAGTTGAGCGCCGTACGGCCTTCTGTAGACATCCCGGTCATTTGCCGGAACCCACCCTTCAGGATCACATTGAGCGCGGCTGCGTCGTCCGGCATATCAATCTCGCGCAACACCGAAGCCAGGCCCTTCCGGATCTCGACATCCACATCCACCGGCGACATCCCGAAAGCTGGGGCCAGAATGTTGGAGCCCGCCTGAAACAATCCTGAAATATGCCCAACACCAGGAAGTCCCATTAGACCAGCGGTAAACCAGACGCCGAGAGTCATGAGCCCAAGAGCCTTGAATCCACCCTCGTTCTTCATAGCGCCCTTACCCTGGCCCGCCATCCTAAACATAAGCTGCATCATCATCAAAGGGTACTGCGAGAACTGAAGGGCAACGCCCTCCATTCCATGGAGAAATCTTGGCCGGTTCGCCTTATTAAAGTACCCCATGGTTTCTCGAGACGAATAAAGTGCCAAATCCTCAAGGTTCTTTGGATTCCAGGCAGTCCGGGTATTCATGTATTCCATGGCCTTGGTCGCGGCTTCCGGATGTTCTGTAAAGAACCTATGCGCCGCCAAGAGAGCCCCGATGCGAGTTGCCTGTTCCGTAGCCGAGAACGCAAACGTGGACCAGACTCCAACTTTAGCCAGCCCGTGACCCAGTGCCCGTTCCCACGGACTAGCACTACCCAGCGAGCCCTGGTGACCGGAAAGCTCGCCGGTCAAAATCGGGTCAGCGTCTCCCGAATACCGGGCCCGCCTCAAGAGCGCGGCTTCTTCCGGCGAAAGTATCTTGTCCATCTTAGGCCCTAAGTTAAACAATTCATCGGCACCGCCCTGGTATCCGCGCCGGAAGTCTACCAGACGCATCGCGTCCTTCATGCCCGTCGAAATGTGTTTAGTCGCGGATGCCGTTGGACCAAAGCGCGACAAGTAAGGCAACGTTGCCTGGATGATCTGGAACGTGTTGACGAACGCACTTGCCAGATTGAACCCGAGCGTCGAATGAAACCCGAGAGCCCGCAGCATCGACGCCCCGGCTCCTGGAGTACGCATTTCGACTTCATGTTCCAAAAAGTACTGGTAGAGCCTGCGACTCGTCGGATCGGCCGCAAGAGCTGCCATACCATCAGCCTTAGCCCGCGCAAAAGTATTAGCCGCAATATACTGTGCACCGGATGCCCCGTAGCTACTGATGGCCCCCTGAAGATAATTAGCCTCGTTATATTTGTGTAAGTAGCCAGGGACATCGCGACTCTTAGCGAAGCGCCCACCGGCAATCTTATTGGCCAAAAACAGTTGACGAAGCTCTCCCAAGTGTTTTATGATCTCGTCGGCTTCAGTCACCGGACGACCACGGAAGTCCTTCTTGGGCTTGCCATTTTCATCCTTGATTATCGAGTCATTCCCGTCCAGAAGAAGCCGCGATAACTGCTCGATAGTATCGAACGAGTCTCCCTTGGCCCGGATTTCTCGAATCAAATGCGTCGAGTCCGCCTTGACAATTCCCTTGTTGGTCCAGCCTTGAGCCAGCTTCTCCTCCCGGAATGAGTTGGCCATCTGCCTCGAACGGAACGGCAACGGATTTGAGAAGTTCCCCACCCAGTCCCGCCCCGTCGGATCGGTCATCTTCAGTGCGAGTGCACCCCAGCCCGAAAGACGTATACGCGGCAAGTAGTTATCCCGGAACCCGCCTGCCGTATCCAAGTACATTTGAAGGCCCTTGACTTTCGTAATGTCCTCACGAAGACCCTTAGCTTCATCGCTGCCGCGACCGGCCTTTTCCAGTTGTTTCTCGAGATCCTTAATGTGGGCATCGAGACCCTTCACATCGGTGGTGGCATCCAGCCCGAACTTGGCCAGAAGAGACCGGTTCTTTTCCTCGAACATCTTATCGAACATCGCCCGGGCAGCCTTGAATCCGGCCACTGCCTCTTTCGGGATCGTAATATTAACGTCGTGTTCCCCGGACCGGAGCGGCATCTTAAGGTCGGCCTTCTTGCCCACCACCGTAAGGCTTCCATCCACGTTGTCCCGGAGGACGGCAGCTTTCCCGAGAGCATCGGCCGCTTCCAGCCCATCGGTAACAATCTTGTTGTGTACTTTATTAAGCTGGCGCGTAGCTACAGTAGCATCGAGAGACTCGCGACGAATCTTAGCCGACATGTCCTGTTGCCCGAAAATAGCCGCCCCAATTTCCTTGATGCCTGGCTTGGATTTAAAATTACCTATGATATGATCCACGGACAGGATATGATACATCGTCCGGCTTATATCGTTTACAACGTCGCCCGGCTGTGTGCGGGGATCGCCGCCCGGAATTCGTTTCAACAACTCATTGACGCTGATTGCCCGCTCAGGCACATCCGTAAATGGCGGATACTCGGCGTCGATTTCGGCCTGGCGCTTAAAGTCTTCCGCAGCCTGGGCCATATTCTTGGAGAGTTCCGGAGCAATCTCCGCCCCGTCTTTAGCCTCGACCGCAAATTTATTAGCCTGCTCCCGGACCGGATCAGCTACCCGAGCTACGCCTCGACTGGCCGACTCGGCCGCCATCGAATGCCCGGGCCCTGTCGTAACGTCTACCGGATGTTGGTCCTGAAGATTCCGCATAAATCGGGTAACGGCCTCAGCCGGACCTTGCTCGGTGCCGAAAACCGCCTGGGCTAACTTGCGAATATGATTGGCGATTTCGGAGAAGAATCTCTCCACCAGCGAACGCGGCTTCTCGTCGGTAGTGGCCCACTTAGAGACGTTCTCAGCGAACCACTCGTTAAAGCTTCTAAAGTACTTGGCGTGTTCTGCGGAGTTCTCAAGTTCCATCCAGCGAGTGCCTTGGGGAAGCTGATGTGTGTTCTCTCCGTAGTGTAGCGGATTATAAAACTTAGCGAGATCGTCTTTCACAAAGCCCGCAGGCTTACCAATTCCGGCCGTATCTTTGGCGTGTTGTTCAGCCAGAGCTGCCTTGATGCTTTCGGGCGCGTGATCGTAATGCACCCTCATTACCATATGGCCGATCTCATGAGCCAGCGTCGGGATAAAGACTGCCGGGCCCTTATCGAGCAACGAATCCTTAATGGCTATTACGTGGTTAGACCCGTCGAGATTTCGGTAAAGTCCATTAGTATTCTTGTCGGCGTACTTGAGAGCCATCTCTTGGAGAAGCGCCTCGGTCCGGGCATCGCCACTCATACGCCGGGCAAGTCCCACCGGATCCTTTATAAGTTCCGACATCGGGACCAACGTCAAATTATGATTACCAAGTCCCACCATCTTAAGTAAGTTCTTGGTAAAGCGCTCCATCTTCGGAGGCATCCCGGAGTACACAGTCAGCTTGCCTTCGCGGGCCCAGCCTACGGATTTTTCGGGCGGCGGAGTAATCTTCCAAACCGATTTCCCAGCAGCTTCGTAGCGAGTAACGAGGCCCTTTTTCTCCAGGGAACTCAACGCCATGAGGGTATGCTTAGGTTCGCCCCAGCTGTCCTTGCTGCCTTCGTGCCAAAGCTTGACCCGCTTCAATAGTTCAAGAGTGCCCATCTCATCGGGAGTCAACCGGGGAGCCAACTTAGGAGGTGTTCCCTCGAGCTTAGCCTTAAGTCCCGCAGGAGCCTCTGGCGTAGGAGCTTCTTTCGGACGCATATTCTGAAGTGCCGCCAAGATATCGTGCGGATCGTTGGACTTGATTCCATGATCGTCGGCAATCTGTCGAAGCCGATCCGACATCTGCAATGATCCGGGAACACCACGTTCATCGATAGCCTTCAGCAGAACCTTAGCTTCCGGAGACAACGTAGTCCGGGCTTCTTTGGTAGGAGCCTCCACCTTAGTAACCTTACCGGCGGCTACTGCCTCGGCAATCTTCTTAGCTTCGACCGCGGCCGGAAGAGTCCTTCCCGCAGGAACGTTAATCTTCTTGGGAGCTGGGCTTTCCCCTTTGGGCCGCCATACGTCGTTACCTTTGGCATCAAAGCCACGCTCGACAAGTCCCCGACGAGCCAACCCGGCTAACACAGTACGCATTACAGGTTTGGCTCCGTGAACCCAAGTGCCCGTAACGTCAACCCAGGATCCGCGTTCCTTAAGCTTGGCTAGAATATTCTTTTCACCAGTCGATAGCGCCGGTGTCTTCTCCGGAGTTTTAGCTAAGGCTTGCTTGCCCTTGTTGACTTCTTCGCGGGTCACCGGCTTTATTTCGACGTGGCCCTTGGCTACTTTCTCGTGTGCTTTCCGAAGCTTAGCGTTGCCCTCGACCTTATCCAGCCCGGCGGCCACAGCCCCCTTGGTCGGAAAATCCGGAAGAACTACGCCGTGAGTCTTAGCCACAGCTTTCTCGGCCTGAGTAGCGGGCTTACCCGCCTCTGCCGGAGCAGCTGCCACTTCATTGACGATAGCTTTAGCTTCATGGTTAAGTGCGAACGTCTTCTCGAGGGCAGCCCGGTCCCGCGCATTAGCAGCCCGTTCTTCCTCAACCGTATTGAAAACTTCCGGCTCTCTTGTTTTCGGAGCCTTATCGGGAAGCCGTATGTAGGAAGTCAATTCGCCCGTAGGCTTGCCCTTAACGGAAACTCCCATACCTGGAATTTCTTGAAGAAGTCCTTCGCCTTCCATCTTCTTAAGGATCGCGGGCGAGTACTGTGTATTATCTACTGTATCGCCCGGCTTCATATTGCCGATCTCTTCGCGGGATTTAGCTATCCGGTCGAGATGCTCTTCCATCGTGGTCGCCGCCGGAGCCGCCTCGCCCACCCGGAATCCGACTTTGAGTGGCTGAGTTGCCGCCGTAAAATCCTGACCGCCCGGAGACACAGCCATGACAGGCGCATTCTCCAGCGGGCTCGGTCGGTACTGCCCGGCGGTACGTTCCCACTCCCGGGCCTGCAAGTGTGCAGCCTGGTCCTTCAAGTGTTGATCGTGCTGCTTAAGGATCATATCAGCCAGCTCCGAACCGGAGGTCGCTTTGGTGATCCCCTTGATGCCGGAAGCCCGCGCCGCCTTAATCAAATCCGGTGTCGGCGTAACAGGCGTCCCGGCCGCAATTTGGTCGACAGCTGCCCGCGCTACCTGATGTAGTCCTTTGGGAGGAACACCCAGCCCGGGAGGTGCATATGGATTCCCCGCGGTGAACGTCCAAGGCTCGCCCTCGCCCGGAACAGGAGTCCCGCCCGGATGCTCCATGTTGACGGCCGTAGCTTCCGTATTGCCTTGTTGTCGTTGCAACAAATCCAATCCGGCCTGGCGGCGGGCATTCGGATCGACTTCCGTGGCCCCCAAGATATCGGACATTCCGGGAATGTGGTTGTTGGTCGCCAGATGCTGATCGATTTGGGCATCGGTTAGATTTCCAAGTCCGGGAACTTCGCGCGTAGTCGGGGCTGATGGAGGAGCCAAAAGCCCGCCGAGTTCTTCCTTGTTGGCAAGGCGCTCGGCGTGTTGAATAACCAGCAGGTCGGGCGCAGCATCCATGTCATTATGGAGGTGCCCGTTGTCCGCGAGCCATTTGATGGCCGAATCTCGATCCGGGAAAGTCGTCCGGCCCTGAGATTCCTGTCCTGGAGGAAGCTTCTCTTCGGGGGGTTTGCTACGGCCATGAAGCAGCATCAACGGGGACATCGCAGCCGCGCCCAAAGCCTGAGTCCAGACATCGTGATTATTTACATCGCCGTCGCCCGAAGCCATCTGACCGGCAACCGATCCGGCAGCGCCGACGCCAGCCTGAGTAGCCGCCTCGCCGCCGAGACCAACGGCCCCGCGCGTGAATCCGCCGATATCTTTCGGGAGGGCCCGAGCCGCCAACGGAGCAACCTTCCCGCCTAGGAAATTCATTGCAGCGAACGTGGCCCCAGCCGCAAGTCCTTGATTGACGGCGTCATTCTTGGCGGCTTCCATCATCGCCGGATCTTTGAGTGCCGCAGCCAGAGAAGTCGCATCCTGGATGTTTACGCCGCGCTGGGCTAGAGAACCGAGAATCGAGGTGCCGTAGGTTTGAGCACCGAAGCTGGCACCACCCATAAGATCGGAGACAACCGCAGCAACCGGAGCCGCGACTGTTGC